TCAGTAGATTCACTGGCCCGAAGGCTTAAGGAAAAAGGCTATAGTTTTGCGGAATACCGCGCAAAAAGGCAGGAGCCAATGCGCATCAACCTGTTAAAAAAGCAGTATGATGTAGCAATGTCCGGCAATGTTTCCATGCTTATCTGGCTAGGCAAAAACTACCTGTCCCAGTCCGACAAGCAAGACACCAATCTTGCACTGGAAACCGTCAAGATAGATTTGGCGTACCGGGAAAATGAGTAACCCCACTTTTTCCGAGTTTGATCCTCGCAAAATTCCTTGGCAGATAAGCGCACTCAAAACTATTAACAACTTCGACTACTCGAGGGGTGTCTTGCAGCTCCTTTGCTCTGGGAGCATAGGCTCAGGAAAGACCCAGCTTGTGGCCCATATTATCTGGAGGCACGTGCTCGAAAACCGGGGCGCAAGGTGCTTGGTGGTCAGAAGGGCGCTCAAGGACTTGAAGCGCACAATATGGGCCGCGATCCTCACTCATATCTCGGATAATCCCCAGGTAATAAGGTCATATAATAAAACCGAGATGAGGATCACGCTGATAAACGGCTCTGAGATAATTGGCGATTCTTACGATGACATGAACCTTGAAAAATTCAGGTCCCTGGAGCTTTCCATGGCGGTAATTGAAGAGGCCAGTGAATCCAACAAGGAGCTATATGACGCTATCATTATGCGCCTGGGGCGCTGCGCGGGTGTAGAGAAAAACGTAATGCTGACCCTCACTAATCCGGCAGGGCCAGAGCACTACCTTTACGAGAAGCTTATTTCAAACCCTCCAGAGAATGCCAGGGTGGTCTACTCGCTCACTGAGCAAAACCCGTTCCTGCCTGCCTGGTATCTACAAGACCTTAGAAGCAACCTGGATCCCAAAATGGCAGAGAGAATGCTTTACGGTAAGTGGGTTTCGATTGCAAAAGAGAACGTCTACTACAACTATTTACCGGAAAGAAATAAGAGAAGCGGCTATACGGTGGATGGCTCCAGGCCGATTTATGTGGCGCATGACTTTAATATCGGGGGCCCAGATAAGCCGATGTCAGCAGCGGCCGGGCAGTTCATTGACGGGGTCTGGCATTGGTTTAAGTCCTACACCATTGAGGGTGCCAGAACGGCCGACATTATGGAAGAGATGGCATCAGATGGGCTGTTTTCAATGTCCGGCGAGTTTATCTTTAACGGCGACGCAACCGGAAGGGCGAGGGACACCAGATCAATTCGATCAGACTGGGACATTATCGAGCAGTTCGTGTCGAATATTGAGCCAAAAATCAGGTTTGAAATCGACGTGCCAAGGGCAAACCCACCGATACGGGACAGGCACAACGTAGTAAACGCCGCCTTCATGGATGCCAACGGGGTGGTTAAAATGTTTATTTACGACGACTGGATTGACAAGGGATTCAGGCTAACCTCCTTCGCCAAGGGATCATTTCAAAAGGAAGACGACACCCTCCCTCAGCAACACGTCACCACCGCTATTGGCTACGCTGTTTACAGGCAGACCAAAGTGGGACAAACTATTTCGAGAACCATTCAACTATAGGGCGGCCATGGACTTAAAAAAAATTGAGCAGCAAGTCACTAGGTACACTCCGTTTCTGCAGCACAATGCAGAGACGCTAGAGATTTTCGAGGGTGCGCTAGAGGCCAGGGTTAAAGAGGTTATGAAGAAAACCCTATCCCAAAACTATTATGACACGATCAAGGAAAGAATTGTCCCGATCAATGTCTTGACGCGCATCATTGAGAAGCTGTCCAAGGTCTACGCCTACCCCGTCGTAAGAAAGTCACCCACGCATCAAGAGTGGGTGGACAGGATGGTCGCCGCCACCGACCTTGACTTGACTATGCTGTCGGCAGAAGAGATTGCAAACCTTCACAAGGGCTATCTTCTGGAGCCGTACCTCGATAATAAAAAGAAGCCGGCCGTAAGGGTTTTGCCATTTGACCGATTCATTCCGATCGGGCTAGACCCCAAGGACCCAACGAAGATGACCGCAGTGGTCAAGTTCATGGGCACCGTTAGAATCAACGGGAAAGACGAGGCGCTCTACCACTACTGGGATAGCTCAGTGTTTCTTCCGTTTACCGAGAAAGGCGTTTATAGCGAAGATGTGATAATGATCGACGGGCAGCCAAGCTTTGAAAACCCGATCGGGAGAATACCGTTCATTTACGGGAACAGGGCGAAGCACAGACTAGTCCCTTTACCGGATACCGATATGCTGCAGCTAGCGAAGATGATTCCCATTCTTCTGTCCGACATGGGTGGAGCGCTCATGTATCAGTGCTTTACGATCATTTACGGCATCAATGTAAAGTCGGCAAATCTGGTAATGAGTCCCAATGCATTCTGGGATATCCAGGGTGACCCGAAGGCAGAAAGCGCGCCGTCTGTTGGGACAATCAAGCCCGAGGCAGATGTGGATAAAATGCTCTCATACGTATCAAACATCTTTAGCCTGTGGCTTGAGACTAAGGGGATCAGGGTCGGGTCAATGGGCAACCTTGATGCGTCCAATCTCGCTTCTGGAATTTCAAAAGTAATCGACGAGATGGATACCACTGAGGCAAGAAAGAAGTCCGCCAAGTTCCTTAAGCGCGAGGAGATGGATTTGTGGTCGCTCCTAGTTGACATGAATAACTACTGGATTCAGTCGGACCCGGACTACACCGAGGACACCATTGATCCAGAACAGTTCACCCTGTCTATTGAGTACACCCAGCCAAGGCCCAGTGTTGGGCGCAAAGAAGAGGTCGAGGTCGCGGAGCTTGAATATAGGGCCGGGTTTATCGACGAGGAGGCGCTGGTCGAGCGCCTTTACCCGGACCTCGAGGGCGAAGAGTTCGAGAAACGGGTCGTTTACATGAGGTCAAGAAATGCCAAAGGTAATAGCAACGAGCAACCCCAGGCTTAAGATTCAGATATCATCCAAGTACAGTGCCAGGGAAAGAATGGCCATTGCACAGGATGTCATTGACTATATAGCAGAGAGGAGCAGGCGAGGACTCGGAAGGGACGCTCAGCCATGGAAGGGGGCGGCCGCAAAATACTCTGAGGCATACGCCAACTCTTTGGATTTCAAAATTGCAGGAAAATCAAAAAACAGTGTAGACCTAACCCTTTCAAGCGAAATGCTCGAAAGCATGGAGGCATCGACGCGGCCTGGGGAGATAACCATATCCCTCGAAGAATCCCAGAGGGCGAAGGCGCAGGGAAACATTCTGGGCACATACGGGCAGGCCTCTCCCATCAAAGGGAAGAAAAGAAACTTCCTGGACCTTTCAAGGGCAGAGCTGAGCAAGATTGTCAGTAATTACCCACTGAGAAACAAGGCAAAACGAGAGGAGACATTGGCCGAGGCGGATGCAAGTGCTGAGCGCGCAGAGCAGATACTGGAAGATATTCTGATGGACGATTCTGATGAGTAGGCCGTCAGAGGTTCTTGCAAAAAAGGCGAGGCAAATAGAGAGGATCATTCAGGAAAATCCCAGTGCGTTTGATTTTTTACTAGTGGATGTTCCCGAGCTGATTCGAAAGAGAACAAGGCTAGGCAAAGGTGTTTCCACCACGGGCGGCCCACTTGAACCGCTTAAAAAAAGAAAGCCCAATACTAGATATGAGCAACTTAGAAAATCGGCAAATCTCTCTTCGGAGACTACTCCGGGCAGGTCGAACCTGACGGCATCGGGGCAGCTACTTGAGTCAATCGTGGGAGAGAGAAGCCAGGCATCTTTCCGGTTTTTCTTCAGAGATTCAAGAAAGCCGGGAATTGATGGGCGATCGAGCAGCTCGACAAATTCTCAAATTGCGAGGGGACAGCGGGAGCAGGGCAGGCCATTTTTTTTTCTGTCAAAAACTGAGATCGGTTTACTTTCGAGAAAAATCCGTGATGAAATAACCTCAAGGATAAGCGGTCTATTTAAATAAGTTTGACATACAAGTCAAAGGGGAGAAAAATGAATAATGAAGAAGTCATTGGTGATGACGAGTCTACTGTCGATGGTGTCGACCAGAAAGACAAGGTGAGCTACGAGGCGTATAAGCGTCTTCTGTCTCAGCGGAAGTCGGATCAAGAAAAGCTAAAGTCTGCAGAGGAAAGGCTCAAGGAGCTTGATAACCTCAAAGAGGAAAAGCTTAGGTCCGAAGGAAACTGGAAAGCGCTACTTGATGCAAGGGAGCAGAAGCTGGCCGAGTATCAAGAGCAGCTCGAAAATGAGCGGAAGAGTAGGCGCGACTACGAGGAGCAGTTCATCGAGGCAGCGAAATTGAACAAGTTTCAAGATGCGCTGGGTGGAAAGCTGAAGCACGAGGACTACTTTAACCTAGTCGACACTTCCAAGATTGCGGTAGACCCGCAGACGGGAAAGATTGATCGGGAATCAGTTAGTAAGTATGCCTCAGAATGGCTCAAGGCCCATAAAGAACTAGTTCAATTTTCAAAGCCTAAAATTAACGACAATGCTCCGAGGCCGGATGGTTCGGCCATGAGCGAGAAAGTAAAGAAAATGACCCCGGCAGAGCTTGCGGACTACATTAAATCCCAGGCGAGCGCGGGAAAACTTAAATAAGGGGATTATATGTCTGACGTAGTATCTGGCAACACAGAACTGGGTGCAACCAAGCAGGAGCTTATTGCTTCACTTGTACAAAAAGAGTTGGCATTTCAGGCCAAGCTCGTTCCAACCGTGACCGATTTCTCTAGCTTTGCTGTTCCGGGGGCGAAGTCAATCTCGTTTCCTCGCCTTACTAGCTTTACGGTAATCAATCGAGACGAAGCCGTGGCCGGCCCGGCTTCTGCACTGACCGCGACGCTTGACACCATGCTTCTGGATAAGAACGCTTATGTTGCCTACGTGATTGATAGCATGACGGCACTTCAGTCAAACATTGCCGCCCAGCTTGAGTATGCACGGTTTGCCGCTGCCGCTCACGCCCGCTACGTTGATAACCAGATCATTGATGTCCTGCGAAACGCCTACGCCTCCGCTGAGGTAACCGGCACTGACGGAGACTTGACTCACGCCCGCATTCTCTCTATGCGCGAGAAAATCCTGAAGGCGGATGGGGACCTGTCCCGCACCACCCTGATCGTTTCTCCGAAACAGGAGGCCGCTATCCTGAACCTTGCCGAGTACAAAAACGCAGACGCTTTCGGTCAGGCGACTCTCCCGAGCGGAAATGTTCCAAGCATTCTTGGAATGCGCGTTGTTGTTCACAATGGGCTTGAGGATAAAGAGGCCTATGTTTACGATGCTGGTGGCCTGGCCATCGGTTTCCAGAAGCAGCCATCAATGAGCGAGCAGCTTGATAACCAGTACGGCACTGGCGCAGTACGAGTTGCAATTGACCAACTCTTCGGGGTTAAGGCCATGCAGACCGCACTCAAGGGTGCATCCGCTGGTAAATCTCCTCTCATCATTGCACTGAACGACTAATAAGGGCGGGGCTTCGGCCCCGTTTTTCTTATGAATAACCGCGTATTCTACAAGTCGTCTGTCCTAAAAGATATATCTGACAAGGCCAGCAGTTTTGTGCGCGGACCGATCAGCATCTCTCACGATGAGGAAGACTTTATTTACATCGGTTCTCGGCTCCCAATTAACCATGCCTATATCATGATTGAAAATGTAGAGCCTCCTGAGCCAGAAGAGGGTGACCCGCCGTTGCCGCCGCCCGTGGAGGCAGAGGTTAAAGTAGAATACTGGGATGGCACATCATGGATTAGTGCCGTCGACGCGGTGGATTTAACTAACTCCCTACGGAACTCGGGCCATATTGAGTTCACCCCAAACAAGCTTTACCGATGGAGAAGATCGGACACCAACGGGCCAACGCAGACAATTGCGGGGCTATCGTCTGTAAGTGTTTACGACCTCTACTGGTGCAGGATTTCATGGTCGGAAAGCATTGGGCCAAAGATTCTCAACTTCATTGGAACAAAGTTTTCCTCAGACCAGGAGCTTGCACTCGAGTATCCCGACCTGGTGCGGCCATCGGTGATATCCTCATTCACCTCAGGCAAAACAGACTGGGAGGATCAGCACCTTTTAGCGGCTAAAATTCTCGCGGCCGACCTGATCCAGATGCAAGTAATTAAAGACCAGTCGCAGATTTTAAATTGGCGCGATTACACTGATGCGTCCGTTCACAAGGTGGCCGAAATAGCCTTTAACGCCTTTGGAGAGTCTTACCGCGAGCAATCAATAGCTGCTCGCCAGGAATACAAGCAGAGAATTTCAAGAAAAGTTCACCGGGTAGATACTGACTCGGATGCGATTGAATCAGTTCACGAAATGACCAACACTAGCGGCTGGCTTTCGAGATGAGCAAGATAACCGCTGTCTATGATCGCGCCCTCGAAGTCCTGAAAGAGCTGTTCCCGCTTAAAACCAGAATACCCTACCCTTACGCGCTGGAAAGAAACAATGCCCGGTTCATGATCGACGGCTATGGTCTAGCGGTAGGGCCCGCGGCCTTTGAAACACTTGAAACCTGCGGATTCGTCGTAAACAGGCAGCTTTCCGTTGTGTTCACCAGGGCGCTACACAGAACGGAGTCATCCACAGAAGAGGTGGATCAGGTCGTTAAGGGGATAATGGAAGACGTTTACAGCGTACAGAATGGATTTTACAATTACAGTGAGCTGGATATACCCGCAAGCATAGCAAGGGTGGATATTGTAGACGTATCTTCCCCGGAGGAGGTTGTCTCCGAAAAAGAGAGCTTCCTGAGTATGACTGCGAGTTTTAACTTTTGGATTTACGAAAAACTATAGGAGCCTACCATGTCACTTGGAAACGCGCGCGCCTCGCTTCTCGCCATTAAAAAAGAAGCCACAAAGGGTCAACTGGTCGAGATCGATAATGGAACGCAGTTCATTCCGCTTCGACCGGGCTTTACCCTGGAAAGGTCCGTTGATGAGTTGGCAAACGAGGAGTTGCGCTCCGGCATCGGGGAGGTTCGTTCGGTACAGGGTAAAGAAACGGTTTCGGGTGAAATTCAGGCATACCTGAAGCATTCCGGCGTAGAGGGTCAAGCACCGGAAACGGCCATTCTCTGGGAGTCTGCGCTTGGCCAGAAGCGAGAAAACCCTGTTCAATACGCAACCGTCGCAGGCTCAACACCCAAGGTAGTCAATGTGGCCGACGGAGCAAATCACTATGTCGGGCAGGCGCTTATGTTTAAAGATGCCGTGAATGGATTTAGCATTCGCAATGTTGACTCTATTGACACCAATGCCCTCACACTAAATTTCCCACTTCCGACCGCGCCGGCCGCGGCTGTAAACCTTGGCAGGGCGGTAACATTCATTCCTTTGCCCGATGGTTTTCCGAGCTTTTCGGCTTGGCACTATGTCGGAAACGGGCACGCCAAGGTGGTTAACTCTGGAAATGAAGCGCTTGACGTTACTGTAGAGCTTTCCGCCAACGAGTTTGCAGGCGCAAGCTTTAGCTTCGAAGGGCAAAACTACAGGCTGAATCCTATCATTGTTGGGCCATCCAATAAATTTATCGACTTCGAGGATGACCAGGGCGTTTCGGTTGTCCAGATTGCTGAGCGTGTCTACAACAACCCAGCAGAGCTTGCCGATGCCCTGCAGACCGCATTTGCTGGGGCCACCACTGAAACAGTAACGGTTAATTACGGTAACGAGACTGGTAAGTTCACCATCTCGACAAGCACTTCAGCGCTGCTTGAGCTTCTCTGGGATAGCGGGGCAAATTCGGCCAACTCTATTGGGGCAACACTCGGTTTCGACGTTAGCGCCGATTCTGATGGTGCAACCTCTTACGAGTCAGATAATGCACAGGATCTAGCTGCATCCATCACGCCCATTTATGACAGTTCTGATCCACTCGTGGCCAAAGACGTTGAGTTCTACATCGGAGACGATGAGAATATGATGTGTCGCTGTGCAACGTCTGCAACCATTTCAATCTCCAAGGCATCCGAGGATGTTGATTGCATCTGTGAAGAAACCGGAACCAAGGGTAAAATTGCAACCCAGCGAACTGTAGAGGTTACCGCCGAGATCATCCTGGACAAGCACGATGTGTCACTGTTCAAGGCGCTGAAAGACTCCTCGCAGCTCAAGCTCATGCTCAACATTGGCGAAAAGCTCGGTGGTAATTACAATCCGGGGACTTGCTTTAACTTCTTTTTGCCGAACGCCGGGGTTACCGCCTTCTCTACCGCTGGCGACAACTTTGTAGTGGCCAATGTCACCGTAAAGGGATTTGTTGACGGCAACGATCAGTGCTATGTAAACTTTGTGTAATGAAAGAAATTAATACTTCAAAGGGACACTTGAAATATAGGAGTCCCTCAATCTCTGAATGCTTTGATATTATCTCCTGCTTAACGGACGATGGGGGCTCTCCTCGTGGGCCGCTTCAGGCAAAAAAAGAGATTATCAAGATTGCCGTTCCTTTAATTGACCACGAGGCAATGGGGTACAAGAGCGCCCAGGACATGGTGAACGATGCAGAGGAGATGCTGCTGCCAGTCTCCGAGCTGGCCGACTATCTCTATACCTTTGTGGTCGGAAAATTTAACAAAAAAAAAGAATAGCTGACGCATTCAACGCTTACAGGACTGGCCAAAGCGCTAAGGGCCTTTCTGCGTTTATGCCCGCCGATGATGCCCTAGAGATAATGTCGGTGGTTCCCTATGTCCGCTCATTCTTCGACCTGATGGCCATCAAGTCCCTCGGCTTAAATATTGATGCGAATTCATTTTCTTTTGATAAACTCATCATGTGGGCATGGATCAAGGAATACTTAGATGGCAGAAAAACTTAATTTTGACCTGCTAATCGGTCAAAACAGGCTAAAAGAGGGCTTGCTTGAGGGCCAAAAGGAAGCCTCTAGGCTGGAGAGTGTTCTCTCTAGTGCCGCCGGGGTTTTCGCAGGGAATCTCGCCACAAAGGGATTCGAGCTACTCGGGTCTGCCATAAGCGGAGCGGTGGGTGTTTTTAAAGATGCCATTTCTGCCTCGGCCGAACAGGAAAGGGCCGTCAACTCACTGAATGCCGCACTTGCCAGTGCAGGCAACCTGCTACCGGGGGCTTCTGAGGACCTCCAGAATTTTGCATCCGAGCTACAAAAAACTTCAAAGTTTGGGGATGAGGCGGCCCTTTCTAATATTGCCTTGCTCCAGTCTATTACCCGGCTCGATACTGAGGGTCTAAAGTCAGCGACCAGGGCGGCGGCCGATCTTTCAGCTGCGGTCGGGATAGACCTCGAGTCTGCCACCCGCCTAGTTGCCAAGTCGGTAAACGGGCAGACCGATGCATTAAAAAGGTATGGTGTAGAGGTACAGAAGGGCTCTAGTGATACCGAAAACTTCCAGAATACAATTGAAGCGCTTAGCGCACAGTTTGGTGGCCGGGCTGAGTCAGAGCTTAACACTTACTCGGGTGTTGTGGCCGCAACGCGTAATGCACTAGGGGATTTACTGGAGCCAATTGGGGAAATAGTTACTAAAAACCCACTGATACTCGCAGGTTTCAGGGGGTTCAAGGAACTAGTAGAGAATCTGACCTCGGTCATATCTGGCAACAAGGGGGAGTTGAAGTCATTCGTTAATAGTGGCCTCCTCTTTGCCGCAGATGCTGCAATTGTAGCCGCAGAAAGTTTTGATGTAATAGTAAGGGCGTTTCAAATTTTCGGTGAAGTGGTAACTGGCGTGGCAACCGCAATAAATGTTCCACTAGCAAAGCTCACGGACACATTAGGGATAACCGAGGGCGCATTTGATTCATTCGTGGGTGCCACGGTTGTGGCGTTTGAAAATGCGGCGAATATCGCAACAAACACGGGAACATTCTCGGCACTGGCCAGCAAGATTGATGATTTTAAAAACAAGACCCTCCAGACGGCTGCAGAAATAGAGCTTGAAAACAATAAGGGCTTCCAGAACGGTCGGGCAAGGGCCGCCAAAACAATTGAGGACAACGAAAGGGTTTTGGCATCTAGGCGCAAACTAATTGACGAGATTGCCCTGCTTCAAGCAGAGGCAGACATCAAAGAGCAGGAGCGCCTGGTGAGCGGGGTCGGGCTAGAAGATGAGCGCAGAGAGTCCGAGCTTCAAAGGTTGTTTGATTTTGAAATCCAAAAAACTAATGTTGTCCTAGAACAGGAGCTTGCTCGGGCCGCACTAATCAAGGATGCAAAAGAAAGAGAACTTGCCGAAGAGGCCGCGAGGCTTCGGGCGGTGGCATCAATAAACCAGACAGCACTTAAGGATGAGGACAGGCTTAGGGGCGAGAGGCTCGCCAAGGAAAGGATATTTCAAAATCAGTTGTCTGGAATTGCTGCAATCGGGGCCAACGCTGTAGCAGCATTTACTAAAAGCGGCTCGAGAGAAGCCTTCTTCGCTCAGCAGGCCGCTGCTGCCGCCCAGGCAATAGTGGCGCTTAACCTTGCAATTGCACAGGCAAATGCCGTTCCCCCTCCCGGTAATATTGCGGCCATATCGGCGGCCAAGATTCAGGGCGCGGTGGCCATTTCGGGTATCGCGGCCGCAACAATCAAGGGATTTCAGGATGGCGGCTTTATCGGGGGCATCAGGGGTGCAACAATTGGCGGCGACACCACCACGGTCAATGCAAGAGAGGGCGAGCTGGTTCTCAACGCTGACCAACAGAGAAGGTTACTAGAGAAGCTTGACGCGAGAGATTCATCAAGACCTATAGTTATAGAAATTTCAGGCAGGGAAATAGCCAGGGTCGTTCGCGACGAGATGGCAGCGGGGTTTGTTTTATGATCAAGTTCTACTGGAACAACCTGCTTGACGGTGCCGGGCTCGTGTCTTCCTCGGAAAATCTTCAATTCCCCTTAGCAAATTTAAAGAAAGAGCATCGAACAAAGGTTTTCCGGTCAATTGGAAGTACAGGTAGCGTAACGCTGGATGTTGGCGCAACCGAGAAGATCGACAGCTTTTTTCTTGTAGATAATCCCATCGATGGCCTTGGCCTTAACTCGCTCACCATATCCGCCTCCCAATCACCGAGTTTTTCACCAGACTTGTTGGGACTGCCAGTCCCGCTCAATGCGAAGTATGGCCAAGGCTTTTTAAGATTTCCTGAGGTTGAGGCAAGATATTTTCGGCTAACAATGGGTTCATCTCTGCCCTATTCCGAGGTTTCAAAGTTCTTTGTCGGAAAGGAGATGCAGCTCATCGACGGGAAAAGCATTAATTTTGGATGGACGCATCAAGAGGAAGAGATTCTGGGTAAGAGCTTTAACAGGTACGGCCAGCAATTCACCGACCTTGTGGGGACTTTCCGAAAGTTTAACATTTCATTCTCTAATCTTTCCAAGGATCAACTAGAGCAGATTGACGAGATGACCGACTACTGCGGAACACATAGGCCTTTTTTTGTTCGCATTGGGTGTCCTGATATAACCAACTCACTTGAGAGGTTTTCCGGCATGGTCTACCTCGAGAATAGGCCAGTCAAAACAAACACTTTTTTTAATCGCTACGGGTTAAGCATGGCCCTTAGAGAGGCACGGTGATAGTTCCCTGTCGGGTGCTGAGTGCGCCAATCGAGCAAGAATTTGGTTTATCCCTGAGGAAAAGATATTTTGTTAAGGAAATTTCTCTCTACCTGGTCAATTTCAACCGTCCTAGTGGAGAGTTTACCCTCGAGATTCACAGGGATTCTCAAGTTATTTTCCAGAGAGAATTTAGCTCGGATGACATTATCGACCAGCTGGGTGGGGTTGGTGACTACTCACATTCATGGTTCTTTATCCCCTGCGACCTGCCCCTGTCCTCGGGGTCTTATATTGCCAGACTAGGCGCCACTAATTACACTTATTCTGAGGAATCATTTATCGCATGGGCCATAGATTGGCAGGGCTTCGCCATAGAAGAAATTTCATCCAAGGGGCTCGAAAGGGCCTGCGGAATAAGGCTGATTACATATGACGATCCGAGTTCTTAATTTCCCCGATGGATTTATTTCGCCAACTCGTCCGGCCGACCTATTCGGTGCATATTCGGTTTACCCGACTCAGGAAGTCGAAGACATGGATGAGTTGCTCGTTGATCCAGTTGTCGGGCTTCAACTTCGCCCACTGGTCGGTTCTCCGGGTGCGGTAATCGTCGGAGGTGATATTTTTGGCCAGGGACCATTTGTTCCGGGCTGCGTCGTTACACTTGCCGGCACAGACGAAACAGCAACCGTCACAATTGAGTCAAGCGATAGCGACTACGGCGCATTAATAAACGGCAACATTACCCTCGGAAAGGATCACACGATCACTCTCCAGTGGCACCCCGACAGAATGCGCTGGATAGAGAACGGAAGGAATATTTAAATGAATGCAGTCATAATTCTTTTACTTGCCATTTTTTCATCACCGGCACTCGCTCAGCTCGGGCAGTCCTCCGTTGGTAGACTGGACGAGATCAGGTCAAACCAGACCAGCAATGTAAGACTAAACCCATCCGGCGACGTAGTCCTAGAGCCCGGCACCGCCGGGAGGGCGCTATTTCTGGACGGTCAGAAAAATATTAAATCATCGGCCACCACCTCTACCGAACTGGGACACCTAAGCGGTGTGACATCCTCGGTCCAGACGCAAATAAACAGCAAGGCAAATGCCTCTGACACTGTAAACCTGACGGGCGATCAGTCGATCAGCGATACAAAAACCTTTACCGGAAAAGTTGTAACACTATCTACCGCCAATGGTTCTATTCCATGCCCGGTAATGACCCTTGCCCAGAGAAATGCACTGACCGGACAGGCCACTGGTGACTGCGTCTACAACTCCACTGATCTAATTTTAAATATCTGGAACGGAACAGAATGGACAAGCGCAGGCGGCAGCGGCATCTCACCTTGGCTAACGGCAAAAGACTACAAGATCAATGATGTCGTAGTCGAATCTCGCCGAATCTATCAGGCGCTCACAAATCACACATCAGGAGTCTTTGCCACCGACCTTGCGGCAAACAGGTGGCAGCTAATCAGCGACGAGCTATCGGTAAAGGCAAATAGTGGATCAGCATTTTCCGTGAGAGAACTTGGCGCACCAGCGTGGCAGCTAACACAGACGGCTTCTGGTGCCGGCAGAATTGAGACCGGGAGCAGCAACCTACTGAGAAACCCCGGCTTCGAGCATCAAGCCGCCTCGACTGGCTGGACGTGCACCACAACGGGAACAGCAACTTGCGAAATGACCGCAGAAACCAACCCACTTTTAAAGCTGGACGGTGGCAATCGCTCGCTCCAAGTTGAATGCTTTGGCGGCGCATCGGGTGGCACTTGCTCATTTTTTCAGGACGTAACCACCTCTCACTCGCTACAGGGCCTGGTTTCCGCGTATCTTCGCACAGAGCACCCTGACGTGTCGGTTCACTCCCGTGTTGACGGTGTTCGCTCCGGGGTTTGCACCTCGACCTCTGTCTCGGGCATCTGTGCCATGGTTAGGATTGAATTAAAGCTCAACCAATACTCTTTGCCGCAAGTCACGGGCACGACCAGTACAGGCATTGAAGTCTTCATGCAGCCGGGGGCGAGCCAGGTGCGCAGGATTTACGCCGATGATGCTTTTGTGGGGTATCAGAGTGTGGTGCAGACCTCGCCAACCGTTACGGCATGGCAGAGCTACACTCCGACATTTACGGGTTTTGGTACGGTGACAATTGACTACTGTCGGAGTCGTCAAAACGGAACTAACAGAGAAATTGATTGTAAGTTCACGGCCGGAACACCCACCGGAGTAGAAGCAAGGATTTCGCTACCTTCAGGAGACACGTCATCTTCAGGGTGGACAAATACAAAGGCCTCCGGTTACTGGTTCAAGGGAGCAGCGGCAACATCCCATGGCGGATCAATACTTATTGAGCCGTCAGTTACTTATTTGACAATGTCTGATGCTGGAGTTTTTGGAAACAATTCTACCAACGCTCTATCTAAATCTGTGGGGACATCTATCCTTTCCGCAGGGGAAGTTGTTTCTCTTTTCGCATCCGTTCCCGTCGCCAATCTTTCCGGCTCAACCTCCACCATCTCCTCGACTAATGCTGATACTGACTGGCGAAGCTGTGGGCACACAGGAAGCTCGTTTAACGGGTTCGGCACTGCCACCAATATAACTACCGAGTGCAAAAGACAGGGCTCTGACCTGCTCATGAGGGGCAGATTTCAGGCGGGAGTAAGGACAGCAAATCCCGCCCGTATTGCTCTCCCTGTATGGAACGGCCAGCAGCTTATGACAAAGCCAGGAATCCAGAGAGAGATAGCTGGCACGTCCTTTTGGTCGGGGACGACCATCGCGGGGCCATACTCAATAATCATGGACCCCACAAGCCAGTCCTATGTTTCATGGGGCTTCCAGAATGCGCCCAGTGGCCCATATAACTACGCCAACGGCAACGAACTCGGGGCCGATAACACGACCTATGGATTAAGCAATAATGTCCGTATCCCTATCGCTGGCTGGGAAAATTCTAACGTTATTGTGGCGAGCCTGAATGAAACAGTGACAACGCCGGGAGTGACGAGGCCAGTAGGTTTTAGCTTTGGGTTCAGTGGTTCGGCCGCATGGAATTCCACCTGTTCAGCAAACCCCTGCACCCTTAGAAACAACAAGGGTGGTATCGTTACAGGGGTTACCCGCACGGGCACGGGCCTCTATACTGTTTCATTATCTGGGCTGACTGGATCGCCACCGAATTGCGGTACCTGGACAGTAAACTGGTCTACGGGAGCCTTGGCTTTCTGTTACCCTTTAACCGAGCCGACTCTGACCACAATCGGCTTGGCCTGCGTAAATTCGGCCGGAACCGCAGTCGATGCCTCTATGCGCTTCGTGTGTGATGGAGAAAGGTCGCCATGACCAACGTCCTGCGCTACCTCCTTATCTACGCCTTCTTTGTCCTCGGTATTCACTTTCTACTTGGAGTGATGGGATGAATGCCTTTGTAGCTATGCTATGGGATAAGCTGCCATCATACATCAAGTGGTCAATCGCCGCTGGGGTTCTTCTCTTCTATACACCCATCAAGATTCGAGAGGAGATGATCTGGTTTATCGACCAAAGGGTTCACGCAATTACCATGCCAATAAAAGAGAAGCAACTGG